GCTTCAGATTCAATTTGATCATAAAGTTTTTTCTGCTCATCGGTAAGTTGCACATAACGAACAGTGTATAATTTTTTAGGTAAATCTAAACATTCTTCTTTAGTTACTCTAAAAGAAAAGTTTGGTAACTTGTTTTCAATCTCTTCTAAATTTTTAAATCCAACTGGAGTTGCTATTTCACGATCTCCAAAATGCATGATTTCAAAATGACAATGATAATTTTTAAATGCATATAACGATTTAAATCCTAAATGATTCGGATCGAGAAAGTAACATTGTGTGTACAAATCAAGAGGGTTTTTGGTTATCGGGGAACCAGTTAATATTCTACGGTATTTAGCTATTTTTCTTAATTTAAGTATGTTTTTTGTACGAATTGCTTTATTATTTTTAATTGCAGTTGATTCGTCGATCGACATTAAACAATGATGTTTTTTTACAAAATCTTCAGCAAATTTTAAACCTTTCTTAGTCGAGAATGCTTCAACATTCATTACTAATAATTTTAACTGGTCAATGTTTTTTTCAATAAATTCTTTTATATTTTTTTCTTTTAAAGTGGGTTTCCATAATATACTATTATACGGCACATTTAAATGCTTAGGTAATTCATCATTCTGCCATATTGTATAAACTGATTTAGGTGCTATAATTAAACCCGCATTTATTAAATTCTGTGAAAAAAGAATTCCTAAGTTATCAATTAAAACTTTCGTTTTACCGGTACCCATTTCCATAAAGTATGCAAAACTTTCTTTACTCCAACCTAACTCTAAAGCTTTTCGTTGATGTTCGTACGGAGGGGTCTTGAAATTATATTTTTGTTTTTCCACGAATGTGTAAATATATTACTTGACTTATAATTGCAATATAATATTTAGAGCGCAGGAGGAAATATGGTAGAACAAATAAAAAAAGGATCGGGCGATAAGTATGACTACTTACACGATCAATGTAAAATCTTAGAACAAACAAATAAAGAAATTGAAGAACTTGAAAAACAAGTTTCTGAAAAAAAAGAATATCGAATGAAACTTCGTGACGAAGTGATCCCTAATTTAATGGAAGAATTGAATATTAAAAAATGGGAATTCACTGACGGAACCGAAATTAGTTTATCACCGTTTTATGGAGCTAAACTATCTCAAGAAAGAAAACAAGAATGTTTTGAATGGTTGAGAGAAAACGGACACGGAGCTTTGATAAAAAATTTCATAACCGTAGACTTGGGTATGAAAAAAGACCAAGTAGCTCAAAAGGTTCTAGACTACTTGAAATCTTTAAACATTAGTTCTGAAGTAAAAGAAGATGTACACTCACAGACTTTGAAAGCCTGGTTTAAGGGTGAAATCGAAGAAGGACGATCAGTGCCATCGGATTTATTTCAAACTTATGTAACTAATAGAGCCAAACTTAAATAGGAGACAATATGCAAAACGCAAAACAGCAAAACGCAACACAACAAACAAACGTCGTAAAACAAACTTCGGGTGGAGATTTAGCTAATCTTATTTCACAAGATTCTGATTTAGGACATGATAATGTTACTGATAATGATGTAACGTTACCTAGACTTAAATTACTGGCTAGTACCTCACCTGAGTGTCAACCAGGAAGTTCAGATTATATAGATTCTGCAAGACCTACTATGTTTTTAAATAGTGTCACAAAAAGTCTATATGATGGTAGTCAAGGACTATTTGTAGTTCCGTGTTATTATAAACTTACTTATAAAGAGTGGGACATGAATAACACAAGCTCTGGTCCTATAGCGGAATATCCAGGAGACCACGATATAAAACATCAAACTACTAGACAAGGATCGAAAGATGTTCTTCCTAATGGCAACGTGTTAGAGGCTAACGGAGAACATTATATTTTAATTCTTGATGAAAACTTTAACGTAGCAGAGAAAGCTGTTGTTTACATGAGTAAGACTCAGTTTAAAAAATCAAAACAATGGAATGCTATGATTATGAATATGAGAAAAGAAATCAACGGCAAAAAAACAGAGATGCCTAGATGGTCTCAAATTTATAAAATGAGTTCAATCATGGAAAGAAATAAAACATATTCTTGGCCAGGATTTGTGATTAATCATCATGGTGACGTATCTGCAGATGTTTATAAAATTGGAAAACAGTTTTATGAAACAATCAAAAAAGGTGATATTAAAGTTCAATCTGAAGCACAGGCTACAGCTTCAACTGAGAATGTAGCAGGTGACAAACCACCATTTTAATGATTCAAGAGTTCATAGACCTTTTCAAAGGCTTGGACATTGCCTATGGAGAATATTTCCTTAATGGAGATCGAGACTCCAAGACCGGTAAAACAAAGGGCCAAGCGATTACTAAGCGTGGCCCTGTTACCGAAGAACTATTTAGAAAACATTTAAACGGAGAGATTAATTTAGGTATTATTCCTATTAACAAAGAAAATAAATGTTCATGGGGATGTATTGATGTTGATAAATATAATCTTGACCATAAAGCTTTAATAGAAAAATTTCGTTATAAAAAATATCCTTTAGTTCCTTATCGATCAAAATCTGGTGGGGTGCATTTATTCTTACACATTAACGGTCACGTGTCTGCTTCAGACATGATTGATAAATTAACTGCGATTGCATCTGATTTAGGATTATCTTCTTGTGAGATATTTCCAAAACAAAGAGAAATAATGGTTCACAAAAACGATCTCGGTAATTGGTTGAATATACCTTACCAACAAGCAGCTCGCACTACTAGATATGCTATGTATGATAATGGTGTAGGGGTTCCTGTAAATGATTTGTTTGGATTTGTAAGTAAATATCGAGTTACACCAGAACAGTTTTATCAAATTGAAATTGAGAAAGTAACAGATCAAGAAGATGAATTTGATCAATTCCCACCATGCTTACAAGCTTTAATTAGAAACAATTGTGAAGACGGATATCGAAACAATGCGCTCACGGGATTTGCAACCTTAGCTAAAAAAAGAAATCCAGAGGGTTGGCAAAAAGAAGTTTGGGATCGTAATGAAATGTTTAACGAACCACTTCCAAAATCTGAAGTTCAAGGATTAATTAAACAATATGAGAAAAAAGATTACTCTTATAAATGTTCTGATCTTCCGTTAAAATCACATTGTAATGCAGCTTTGTGTAAAGAATTAAAATATGGAATTGATTCTGGTTCCTATGTGCCATCCATTGATTCTTTTCAAAGACTTAAAACAAATCCACCTATTTATTTTTTAACTCTTGGCAAAATGACCGTTGAGTTAACTGGCAAACAATTAAATCAACAACAATTATTATCTGAACAATTATTTGATCAAGCTGATATTGTTTGGATGAAAATGAAAGACAAAGATTATAGAAAATTTTTAGTGCAGCTAAAAACAATGCAACAAGATATTGAAGGCTATGATGAAACCGAAGAATCAGAACAAGAATTTAAAGACACGATTATTCAATTTACACAAGAAACACAACAAGCAGATAACCCATCACAAGTTGAAGCAGATATGTGGTATTTAAATAAAGATTCTATTGTATTTAAGTACAGAACATTCGAAAGATTTATTAGAAAAAACAATAAAACTATTAAAAAATTTGAGATTATCAATGTCTTAAAGAAAAATGGTTGTAGTAAAAAAGCTTACTATGACAAACTTAAATTAAAAAATGTTTGGTTAGTAGATAAAGTTGAAGAACCAGTTATAGAAAGGTCGAGTAATGTTTTGTTCCAAAGAACAAAGGCACCATTTGAAGAAGAAAACAGTTAAGATCTTTGGTCCTCCAGGGACAGGTAAAACAACCACTTTGTTAAATCACTTAGATCGATTGTTTGCTAAAGGCCTCAGACCGATTCAAGTTGCATTTTTAGCATTTACAAACAAAGCAGTAGATACTGCAGTCGAAAGAGCAAAGAAACAATTTTTAGATTCTACTGATGAAGACATGTTTAATTTTAGAACTTTACATAGTTTTTGTAGACAAAATTTTAAATCTAAACCAGTCATTGACCCCGAAACAGACATGGTTGAATTTGCTGAAAAATTAAAATTACCTAAGATTCGATATGAAAAACATAATGGCCAAGCAGTTTGGAATGACTGGTCGTTAAGAGTTTACGATAAAGCAAGAAATAGATTAGTGTCTCCAATTGAACAATACAAAAAAGAAGAAAATAAAAGAGTAGTTAGAGCGAAATATGAAATAATTATTAATGCATACGAACAATTTAAAAAAAATCATCGAGTAGATTTTACAGACATGATTGAAGAGTATTTGGAAAAAGCAGATGACCCTAGTTTTAAAGTTTTAATTGTGGACGAAGCTCAAGATTTAACTCCCCTTCAATGGAAGTTAGTTTATAAGTTAGCTAAAAATTCTGATAAGATATATCTTGCAGGAGACGATGACCAAGCAATCTATGAATGGAATGGAGCAGAGGTAGAAAATTTTATAGATTTTCCAGGACGAAATTTTATATTAAATCGATCGCACAGAATACCTAAAAAAATTCATCAATATTCACAATATATTTCAACTTATATCAAAAACCGAGTAGAGAAAAAATTTATTCCTTTAAAAGAAGAAGGAAGTATTTTTACTTACAATCGTTTTATTGACATACCTTTTAAACAACCAGGTTCATGGATGATTTTAGGTCGAACTAATAAAATAGTCTATGAATTAAAAGAAGAAGCAAGAAAACTTGGATTGTATTTTAAAGATACCAATGAGCATAAATCGTTTGATTCTAATAAATATAAAGCTGTTCAATCATGGAACAAGTTAATAAATGGCGACAGTATTCAAAAGCACGAGGTGCAAGTACTTTATATGTTTATCAATGATATTCAACACGGTTATCGGAGTACGGATACTAAAAGATGGTCTTCGGTGCATAAAGAACAATTATTAGATTTAAATTTTTTAAAAGAATACGGAGGATTGAAAGCTGAAGTTAAAAACTGGCAAGACATGTTTAACAGAAACTTTCCTGAAAAAGATAAAATTTATTTTGAAAATGTTGTAAAAAATGGTACAAACATGGATGAAGATCCACGGATTCTTATCGACACCATACATTCAATCAAAGGAGATGAAGCGGATCATATTTTATTATATGAGAAAAGTAGTTACGCAGCTTCAATCTATCGTAAAAGCTCTAAAGCAGTTAGTTCAGAATATAGAGTTTGGTATGTGGGGGTTACCAGAGCCAAAAAAAATTTACATATATTACGGAGTAACTTTGATACTACTTTCCCTTTATGTAGGCTTAAAAACGAACTAGAAAGGTTAGACTATGAATAAAAAAGATATGGATGAAGCGTTTCCGTTAGATCATCAGGTAGGTGGAGACCACTATAAAGACCTTAAAATTCAACCATTTACGTATTATAGAGCTAATAATTTTAACCCAACCCAAGCTGCAATTATAAAATATGCATCAAGATTGTACACCAAAGGAGATGTATTTGAACAACTCGACAAAATTATTCAATTTTGTAATTTAGAAAAGGACTATATACGTACACATGGCCAACCGAATAAAAAAAACAATAAAAGTAAATAACCATACATTTCATCTTGAAATCTATATTCAACTTGAAGGAACTAAAGATGTTACTTGGGAAATCTTCCCAGAAGATTATCATGCAGCTCTTTATGCATTTAGCAACAAACAAAAATTAAATAAAATAATAGAGGACAAACACATTTATGAGCCATCAAATTAATTTTATATTTAGAGAATCGGATTGGAAAACTCCAACACACTTTCCCGATTTAAGATCAGCAAAAGAAGTTGCAATTGACTTGGAAACTAAGGATCCAAATATTAAAAATCGTGGTCCTGGATGGCCGTTTATGGATGGGAATATTATTGGAGTTGCAGTCGCTGCAGATGGTTTTAAAGGTTATTATCCAATTGCTCATGAAGCAGGTTCCAACATGGACATGAAAATGGTTTTAGACTGGGTGCAAGATATTTGTAGTGCGCCTTGCGATAAAATATTTCACAATGCAGCGTATGACGTAGGTTGGTTAAGGGCTCACGGAGTACGGATCAAGCAAGGTCGAATCATTGATACTATGATTGCTGCAGCTTTAGTAGATGAAAATAGATTTTCATATTCATTAAATGCATTATGTTTTGACTGGTTAGGTGAAGTTAAGGCAGAGAAAGAATTAAAAGAGATTGCAGACGAGTGGATGGTAGATGCAAAAGGAGAAATGTATAAACTCCCAGCGCAGTTTGTAGGTTATTATGCAGAACAAGATGCGGAACTAACGTTAAAACTTTGGCAACATTTAAAAGTAAAAATAGAAAAAGAATCTTTGTTTGATATTTTTGATTTAGAATGTGATGTCTTTAAAGTGGTTCATGAAATGAGAGCACACGGTGTACGTGTAAATTTAGAACAAGCACAGAACTTAAAAGATACGTTTGTCGAACAAGAAAAAAAATTATTACATCAAATAAAAAAACTTTGTGGATTAGATGTAGAACTTTGGGCAGCAAGATCTATTGCAAAAGCATTTGATAAATTAAATATTAAATATCCATTATCAGAAAAAGCAAAAGAACCTAGCTTTACTGCGAACTGGTTACTTAATTGTGATGCTCCAATTGCAAAATTTATTAGAGAAGCAAGAGAAATTAATAAATTTCATAGCACATTTATTGATTCTATTTTTAAATATTCACATAACGGACGAATACATGCGGACATCAATCAATTACGATCCGATAGTGGGGGTACGGTATCCGGTAGACTAAGTTATTCAAATCCTAATTTACAACAGATTCCTGCTAGAAACAAAGACTTCGGTCCTAAAATTAGGGCTCTATTTAAGCCTGACAGCGGTTTTGAGTGGGGTTCATTCGATTATTCACAGCAAGAGCCACGTATGGTCGTACACTATGCTTCTAGCATTGGATTTGAAGGAGCTTATGATTTAATTCGAGCTTATGAAAAAGAAGACACAGACTTTCACCAAACTGTTGCAGAAATGGCTGGAATACCAAGGACTCAAGCAAAAACAATTAACCTAGGTTTATTTTATGGAATGGGAGTGAATAAACTAGCAAGAGAACTTGGAATTGATAAAGACCAAGCAACAGAAATATTAAACCAGTACAATTCAAAAGTACCTTTTGTAAAACAACTTGCAAGACGATGTAGCGATTCAGCTGAAACAAATGGTTCTATTCGGACGATAAAAGGTCGTCGATGTAGATTTGATCAATGGGAACCACAAGCTTGGGGTTTACACAAATCTTTACCTTACGATGAAGCAGTTGTAAAATATGGTAAAAATAATTTAAAACGAGCAGGAACATACAAAGCTCTTAACCGGTTGATCCAAGGTTCAGCTGCGGATCAAGTTAAAGTTGCGATGGTTGAAGCTTATAAAAAAGGTTTCTTGCCATTGATTCAAATACATGATGAATTATGTTTTAATGTTCGTCCAGCCAAAGATGTATCAGAAATAAAAGAAATTATGGAGAAATGCATCCCAGAATTAAAGGTACCATCATTAGTAGATGTTGAAATCGGAAAGAGCTGGGGTGAATGTCAGAAAATATAAATCGAAAAAATTTAAATTTAGGGAAATGTCCTACATGTGATGAGTGGACTCATTTTGATTTAATTAAAAAAATTAGTAAATCTAAATCAATTGTAAAATGTAGTTTTTGTTTAAACAAATTAAAACAATATAAAAATGGAAAAGTACATTACGAAGAAATTAAATCACACGACCTTTTCGGGTAAAATTGTCTGTGAACAATGCAAGAAAAAAATTTCAGTAATTATTGAAAATAAAAAATATTATTGTGGAGAGTGTGCTTTACATAATCTCAAAGTAAAAGAGGGCGCAAAGGCCTTGACCAAATCAATGGTTTGGAAAATAAAATATAAAAACTAATAACTAAGCAGTTGCTTCGTCACTAGCAATATCAAAAAGACCTTTTTTTGCATCTTCAACTGATTGAGCTGCAATCTTAACTTTAAGATCTTTTATTTTAATGTCGATCCACTTCATGTCTGTTGTAACTCTACCCTGTGCTAACGCTTTGTTGGCCCATTGAGACTCCAACTGAAGTTTCTCCGATATTAACTTTTGTAACATCTTTGACCTCCTCAAAAGTTACAAAACAGTAGTCTGGTCGATACATGTTTTCATCTTCGACCTTATCAAAGGAATCCCCTTGATCTACTGCTTTCAAAAGTCTTTGGTTTGCATCTTGATCGTCTTCGGCCTGGACTACCTTTTCGTAGTACTTTCCAGCACACCGAATTTTAAAAAGATAAGACTTCATGTATGTAGATTAATGATAATGGGAGGAAAAGTCAACTACTTTGAATCTCTTTACATTCAAATTTAATAGCTAATTTTTCTTTATTTATGCGGTTTTTTCCATAATAAGACTCATCCTGGGCTAATAATTTCATGCTTTCTTGCCCTAAAGCATAGCCAGCAATGGCACAATCGTAATGACTTTTAAACATGTATTTTGGTGTCGTGGATTCAAAACATTGTCCAGTAATTAAACTGCAAAGATGTAAAATTAAAATAAATTTCATTATTCACATTATGTTTTATTTTATTGCTTGACAATAGATACAAAAAAATTATTATCATGGGATATGAAGATAAAATTAGTTTCACAAACTAACATGGAACGATCTGTTTCTTCAGAGGGTAAAAAGGATCCGTTGTATTTAGATCCAATCTCAATTGAAAAGTTTACAGTTGAGTGGGATAAAAATGCAAAAACATTAACATTATTTTTAAATGATGCCACACTAAATCAATTTAAAACTGGTGATTTAGAAAAAATGTTTGATTCGCTTTTATTATCAATAAAAGAACAAATGCTAAAATGGAGGAAAAACTAATGAATCTAAAAGAAACAACGTGGAACGATGTAGATGAAGCGATGGATTTTGCAGTTAGTGAAATTGCAAGATTGAGAAAAGAGAACAAAAGTCTCAAAGCAGCTTTAGCTTTACAACCCCCACTATTATTAACAAATGAGGTAAAAGATGGACATCAACAAGTGGAAGTCAATCGCAGTAAGAATTGACGATTACAAAATTCTTAAAGCACTGGGAGTTAAGGATGAACGAAGACCCGTCGAATTGATCGCGATTATGACGCGGAAAGAAGTCGAAAGACGGGCTAAAGCGAAGAACATGTCGGTCAACGCTTATTTGAAAAAGCTCATGGAAGACGCTAAAAAACCTGACGACTACAAAAAAGCGGTCAACGGGTCTATAAAAAAATAACTTGTAATCTCATCTATTTTCTAGTAATAATTGAGCAAAGCGTAATCACGCGGTCAAACATTATTTCAATTATATTTAGGAGATAGATGAGTATTAAAAAAGAGCTGAAAGAGGCTATTGAGATTATAGCCCATAAAACAACACCAACTGAGTTTGATAAAATCAAACAGGTTATGTTTGGTTTATATTCTGGTTGCACTTTTGGATTACCTGAACAAGGGATCGAATTTCTTATCACAATGGATTCTGAATATAAAAAGGCACGTAGTAAAACTTTAAAAGGTACAATACTTCGTGTTGTTAAATAATCTCAAGATGAGTGGCCAGTTTTCCACACTTTCGAACTACCAATCGATCCTTCCCTGGCCACTCATTTTAAGGAGCTATAATGGATTATTTAAAAAACGAATCAGAACCAGAAGAATTACAACCTGAAGTAAAACTTTGGCGAGCTGTATTATCCAAAGCTTTTGAGGACGCGTTATACCGAGGACTCGAACGTCCATTAATTGTTCACAAAAACGAAGCTCACATGTGGTTTGTCAAAAATGATGACGATTTTGCCTATGTTTGTTATTGCTCTTTGTTTGAACCTGAGTATATTCATGACAAGTATTTTGAAATGCTTGAAAGTGGAAAAATTAGATTTACAAAAAAACAAATTAAATATTTGAAGTGGAGAAAAATATATGATCAACGACGGAATAAAAATAAGTGATAAAGCTTACACCGCAGGATTCATCGATGGAGAAGGTTATATTGAATCTGTTTGTCGATTAAAGAAAAATGGTCGAGGCGTTGCGTACCCAACACACACGCACAGAATTGAAGTGTGTAATACCGACTTTGGAATCTTACAACGATTACAACAAACCTTTGGACTTGGAACGTTAGTCGAAAGACCTTCACGAATTACGGTGAACGGGAACCAGTCTAAACCACAGCTCATGTGGAATGTACGTGGAACTAAAGCTTATGAATTGTTGAAAATGATTTTACCTTTTATGAAACAACAAAGTAAAATTAAAACTGCAAATAAAATTATAAAATATTTTGATGAGAAAATTAAAAATTCTTGATTTATTTTCTGGGATTGGAGGTTTTAGTCTTGGATTTGAAAAAACGGGATTATATCAAACTGTAGCATTTTGTGAAGTAGACCCCTACTGTAAACAATTGCTGCAAAAACATTGGAAAGGTGTTAAGATTTATGATGATATTAAAAAACTCAAAGGGCAAGAACTCAAAGAAGAGTTTGGACAAATCGACATCGTCGCGGGTGGTTTCCCCTGCCAGCCTTACAGCGTTGCAGGAAAACAGAAAGGAACCAATGACGATCGATATCTCTGGCCAGAAATGTTTCGAGTTATTACCGAAGTGCAACCAAGGTGGGTTGTTGCAGAGAATGTGCGAGGAATTGTTAACATCCAAGACGGCGTGGTCTTCGAACGTGTGTGCTCTGATTTGGAGAACCAAGGATACCAAGTACAACCGTTTAATATTCCAGCTGCGGGCGTCGGTGCGCCCCACCAAAGGGAAAGAATCTGGATTGTGGGCCACTCCAAACACTATGGACCACTTGCCTCCGAGATCGAAAGAAGGTACCCTCAAGATGATGCACGGTCAACGGAAGGGGAGAACCAGACCATCGAATCTGAGAGAACAAGTAGACCCAGAGACAATGAAGTTATGGAGAACACCAGACGCACATTGCGACAGGGGGCCAGCATCAGAGGAACGAATGAAAATGAAATTAGAGAAGAAGATGCCAATAAGTCTGAACGATCAAGTGAGACACCAGCAAATCTTATGGCCAACTCCGAGAGCATCCGGTCAAGAGAATCCAGAAAGTTTAATCAAACGCAAGGGAGTGCAGAAAGCAATGCAACACAATCTAACAGCAGCAGTGCAGATGGTGCCCACTCCAACATCGAGGGACCACAAGGACAATGGCCCGAACACGAATTATGCGAAGGCGAAGGCGAAACACAGATTAGCTGGCCACGCAGGTGGGAGTTTGAACCCGACGTGGGTCGAGTGGCTAATGGGGTACAAGGCCGGGTACACCGACTTAAAGCATTGGGAAACTCTATCGTCCCGCAAATCGCAGAAGAAATCGCAAAAGCAATAGGAAAAGCAGAATATGAAAAAAGATAAAGATCGCAAAGCTCATTTAAAAATAGGGACTTTCTTAGAACGGATTGAATACATCAAAGAAAAACAAAACGTTTTAGATTTTTTTCTAGAAAAGAATAAAATTGAACCAAGTGGTGGTTGTTATTATTCCCAGTTCACTGCCGATTTAACAAAAGAACTATTGGCTCATTTGAAATCTTTTAAGCCCGATCCTAGAAGTAAACGTGAAGTTGAGTTTAGTAACAGTAATCAAAGGTTTATAAAACGATTGCAAAAGCTTGATCAACGATATAAAAACAATTTGAAAAAAGATGTTCACTGAAGAAAATAAATTTACAGGCGAACCTGCCATGCGAATCTTGTCGTTAGGAGCTGGGGTTCAAAGCTCAACGATGGCCTTGATGGCAGAAGAAGGTGCGTTTGGCGTTAAACCTGATGCAGCGATCTTCGCGGACACGGGTTGGGAACCTAAACCCGTAATCGAACATTTGAATTGGTTGAAGAAACAATTGTCTTACCCAGTTTATATTTGTAGTAAAGGCAACATTAGAGAAGATATTCAAAACGCAATGTCGGAAAACGGTAACCGATTTGCATCTGCACCATTTTTTACTAAGAACCCTGACACGAATAAAAAAGGCATGTTGCGTAGACAATGCACTAGAGAATATAAAATTACTCCCATTCAAAAACAAACAAGAGAATTGATGGGTGTAGGTTTTAGAAAAAGATTTCCAAAAGACAAGTGGGTTGAAATGTGGATTGGAATTTCAATGGATGAGATTATGCGAATGAAGCCTGCAAGAATCTGGTGGCAAAAGAATCGTTGGCCATTGATTGAAAAGAAGATGTCAAGAGACGATTGCATGACCTGGTACAATGGTAAAGATTATCGAAGACCTGCAAAGTCTGCTTGTATTGGTTGTCCTTTTCATGATGATGCATTTTGGGCTGACATGAAAACTAATCGACCAGAAGAATTTAAGGATGCCTGTGAGATCGATGAAACCATTCGAAAAGGCAATAAGAAAGTTAAAGACCAGTTATATATTCACCGATCTTGTGTACCATTGAAGGACGCAAAATTTAAAGTTAAGAAACAAGAACCTGATTTATTCAATCAAGAGTGCGAGGGCATGTGTGGCCTGTAAATGAGATCCTTCATTGAAGCTGCAATTGATGTTGGCAGTGGACTTCTTCTTTCGACTTTAATCCAATTATACATTTTTCCGTTTTTTGACTTGCACCCAACGATTTTCGAAAGTTTTCAAATCGCAATCATTTTTACTGTTATTTCTTTGTTTCGTTCTTGGTTGTGGAGATTATTGTTTAAGAGGTGGGGAGCAAGAAAGGATTGAAAAATAATAAATACTCCCCACCCAATGGAGAAAAATTAGTCATCCATGGACAAGTAAAAAACAATCAAAACCATAGACGCCTAACCACAGTTGAAATATAGATTAAAATACTGGTCTCCGCAATACGTACACATTAGCACGGTGAACGGGTGACGGATAACGGGGGCCGAAGCCCCTGTTCTAGGTCATATTGATCCTTTTGTTGTAAAGAGAAAGTTTCTATGAAAATAAAAACTTAATTAAAATTTATCATAAAATTATTTGTTTGACAAATAAATATATCCCATGTAAATAAGCTGTATGTTTTTATTTATATTTACTGGTTTGGCGGTTTTGATGATGACACCAATTGCAATTGGTTTGTTAAAATCTCTTATAACCTTATTATTTTACGGCGGAATTTAGTTGTATTTCTGCCACAGTGCGGTCATATTTGGCGGCTATTGTGCGGCGGTTGCCGCATTTCGGCTGCCGTTCCCAGAATTTCAGCGTACTTTCAGCCTACTACGCTGACAAAATAAACCGCATTCTATAAGGATTATTTAACTTATTCTGGTTTCAGCGTACTTTTTACCTTTTTTTCGTGTTAGAGGTAGTTTTACTATATAGTACCTATAGTAGACTGAAAAAATTTATACGATGATAGCGTTCACTGTATACTTGTGATAATAATAAACCATGAAACGATTAAACCGACTGGGAGCCAAGCTCACACCGAAACAAAGACAATTTGCTGAGATTTATGTAGCTAATTATCCAGACATGTCTAAAACTGAAGCTGCCGAGAAGGCCGGGTATAGTAAGGCAATTGCGTCTAAGACAGGATCAAATTTAACTAACCCTGATTTAAATCCAGCTGTGGTTTCATACATGGAAATTATTCGGGACCAAAAATCTGGTTACTTCAAAGATTACTTGAGACATTTAAAAAGATTAGAAACATTATCAAAAAAAGCTGAAGGCAAAGGCCAGTATGCTGCAGCTGTAAATGCTGAATTTAGACTAGGTCAAGCTGCTGGTTTTTATGTTGACCGGGCTGAAATAAAAGTTGAAGATTTATCCTCAATGAGTAAAGAGGAGTTAATAGATCAAATAAAAAAACTACAGGATGAAATACCTCAAGCCAATGTTGTCGAAGTCCCAGCAGAAGAAATTAAAGAATCTAAAGACTGAGAGAGATTGGTGGAATTTATTTCACGAGATCCACAACGGGCACTTGATAGGAAGTTCTGTTGGTTCAGTAGAGGTGAAAGTAAATGAAAAAAAAGATAAAAATAGGATACGACGATATAAAAATCCAGAAGGTCGATTTCACCCCTCAAAAACAAAATGATGCATTAGGCGAGTTTAAAGCTTCTTCTTCAGTTATTGAAATCGCTAAAGGAATGACCCCAAGACAGGAGGCCAACACCCTTTTACATGAAGTTTTGCACGGATGTGTGTATCAAACTGGTCTAAATTCTGATGGTGGAGCCCTTTCAAAAGACGATAGCGAGGAGTTAACTGTAAATGCACTTGCTAATTCTATATCCCAAGTTATAAGAGATAATAAGTGGTTTTTACCCTACCTACAAAATGCTATTTCAGGAGGTCTAGATGGCGTTGAAAAAAGCCGAATCAAAGTTGTACCAAAGAATAAAAAAACACATAAAAGACGCGCACTTTCAAAGAATAGAAACAAGTACAATTCAAGGCGTTCCTGACATAAATTACTGTATCGAAGGCGTCGAAGGATGGATCGAATTAAAGGTAAGCCGAGGTAAACTAAGTCGTTTCCAGAAGGTCTGGATTTATACCAGATTAAAACATGGTGGACGCGTTTTTATCCTGGTTTCCGTACCCAGGGAGAGAGCGCTAAAACTTTTCAAACCGAAACCCTCAACCCGTGACCCTCTTTCCGATCCACCGATTCGCGTATTACGGGAGCCGATCAACTGGCAAAATTTAAAAAATTTTTTAAAAAATTTATAAAAAAATAGTTGACACTATCTCCCATGATGATAAAAGGATAATTGGTAGTTCGATTTAAAACTTTTTTATAGCTCCTGTTTTTTATCGACTACGAATGGGTCGACGGTCGACTTTTGACCGAGTTAACCGTCGATGCCTTCGACCCGTAAAAAGTTAACACAGACAATTTTTACTGGTCGGAGGCCGGGTTACCCTATAGGCAATGACCCGGCCGTGCTTCTGGTCTAGTCGTAGCCTTGAGCCGGGACACCCCAGAAGTAATTAGTAAAGTGGTGTAAGGACCCATACTAATCGATCTCGACCCGGTAGCCTGGGTCGGGGTCGGCCAGATCCTAAGACTGGGTCGGACAGATCCTAAGACTGGGTCTGGTCACTCTATAGCTTCTAGAGTATAAAACTATGTTGCTAATGCGATAAGCATTGTAATCTTATCTAGCTCCAGGAGATATCCTGGGGCGAAATAATTTTAGAAGGGAAGGAAATATGTATTTTATATCTATATACCAAACTTACCGGGCTTTCGGTGGCCATGAAGAAGGAGGCTGGTATTACACAGCTGGTGCAAAACACCGGGACATTAGGATCGCTTTTCAAACTAA